TTTTAAAAAGGTTTGGTACTTAAAAATATAGTTTTAATTTAGCGATGAAATAATAGCAACCAAGGGGGCGAAAGTCCCCTACTAAAACTAGATAAAATGAAAACACAAATAAATAAATTAAAAAATTTAAAATGTTACGAGATGTTAATTAATAAGTCAAAAGGTTTAGGACGTATGCCAAGACTTAAATTAGTCTCTGAGTTATTAAATGAATTAAAAATTGAAAATCATTATTACGATTGGAGTGAGTATAAGGTAACTAAATCTGTTGGTCTCAAATATTATACTGGAGGTGGCTCTAAAGAATATAAAGGTGGTAAATTAAAAATTAAAGAAATTAATTTAAATATTTGCTCAACTGAATCATACTACTCTGATAATACTTGGATGTATAGCAGAGAAATACTCAATCATATAGACGAAAAATTAAACAATGAAAATGAATAACAACCAAAACGGAGGGCGAAAGCCCTCTTATTGTCTAACTAAATTTTATTTATGAGAAAATATGTTATTATTGAAATTAAATCAAAAGACAGAGGCGTTAAAAACCTTTTGCAGTTTATCTGGTGGTTTACTAAAGACACCTTAGTATTTTTAGGCTGCATAGCTTTAGCTATTTTAATGTTTACTAGCTGATATGGAAAGGGCTGTAAATATTATACTAATGCTGTTTTTTGTGGCGTGGTCTTTAAGAATGGTTTATAGATTTAACGCCCAGTACGACGCTATTTCTATGTTATTAATCTCTTTAGCTATATATCAATATGGAAGAAAACAAGGACACTTTTAAAAAAAGTATAAAAAAAATAGACAAAAGCATAGAAAAAATCGTAGCTTTAAATAAATATCTCTTGGGCTTAGAGAAAAAAAAGCCCTAGTTTCATTTGTTTTTTTTGTTTAGTTAATGCGACCCTCAGATAGCTCTGGGGGTTTTTTTGTACCTTAGTTCAAACCTAATCGATTTTGGACAACAATCAACGAGGCTGTTTAGCGGAGTACACTTTTGCGACTGAGTGCCTTAAAAGAGGGTACAGCGTCAGTTTTCCATTAATTGATTCTAGTGTTTATGATTGTATTGTAGATACTGGTAAGCGTCTTATAAAAATACAAGTTAAGTCAACAAACAAAATACCAGACGGCGACCATAATACAGTACATTGTAGAATAGCAAACGCTAAAGCTGAATACACTATAGATAAAGTTGATTATTTTGCCGTATGGGTTGAACATTTCTCTGGCTTTTTTATATTTAAAAACAATGGAAACACAAATACAATAAGACTGTCAAAAGTTGGCAAGTATAAAAATTATTTTAATAACTTTACATTTGAATAAATTCTTTATATTCAGTTTATAGTTTTGGTTGTAGGCGCTGTAATTTTATTATGGCGCTTTTTTTTATCTTTGTATAAATATATATCATATGAAAATTTTAATCAAAAAAGACGTAATCTCTGGACAAGATGGCTGGAGACGAGAAGGAGAAATTCACGACCTAGATACAAAACTAGCTAATCACTATATCAAAAGAGGTATAGGCGTACTAGCTGAAGAAGTTAAAGAAGAAAAAGCTGAGGTCGAAACCAAAGAAGAAAAAGCTCCTAGAAAAAGAGCTACAAAAAAAGCTAAATAATGGCATACTATAGAAGTCTATACTTTAGCGAAACACCAAACGACTTTCATAGCCAAGTTAAGATTAACTCTACAACTGGCAGCGAGATAGTTACAACTGCAAACGCCAAAGACTTTATAAGAGTCGATACTAGCGCAGATGACACTATTATAGGCGAAATGATAACAGAGGCTAGAATTTGGATTGAAAACTACATAGCTAAAGATATAGTCGCTAAGACTAGAACTTACTATACTCCATTTCAAAAAGAGCGTTTTGTTTTACCATTTGCACCAGTTGCGTCTATTACTTCTGTAACTGTTGACGGTACAGCGGCTACCTATGAAGTTAGAGGTTTAGACAATGAGATTATAGAGTTAAATGAGCTACCAGCTAAAGAAATACAAGTAGCTTATACAACGGCTGGGCTAGATGACAGTTTACTAAAGCAAGCTGTATTAAGACTAGTATCTACATTCTACGATAATAGAGCCGAGTTTGTAGTAGGTCAGCAAGTAAATGAGATTCCTATGGGCGTTAAAAATATTTTGTCTGGCTATAAAACTATGTTTATTTAATGGATGCTGGCAAACTAGATACTAGAGTAGAGGTTAAAAGACTAACTAAAACCTCAGACGGTTATGGCGGTACAACCTCTACTAGTGCTGTTAACTCAACTATCTGGGCTTATAAAGACGAAACTAAAGGCGAGATAGTACAAGAGAACGGCAAGCGCCAACAGTATTTAGAAATAGAGCTAACTGTTAGAAAAAAAACAGCTGATACTATATTAAAAACTGATTTATTGGCGATTTCTGGAGTAAGTGGCGACTATAGAATTAGCGAAATATTTGACTCAGTTCATAAATATTTTACAACAATTAAAGCAGTTAAAATTGGTTGATGTAAAGCTAAATAAAACAGACCTAAAAAAGTTGACCAGCAAGTTAGATAAACTAAAAAAGCTGTCAACTCAAGAGCTGTCTAATGAGATAGGGCAAACTGTTTTTAAAGGCGCTGAGCGAATGAAGTCAAGCGTTGTAGTAGACAAAGGTAATCTAAAGCAAAGCATAGTAGCTGGAGCGTCAAATAGTAAAGGCTTTGTAAAAGCTAAAGCAAATTATGCTCCCTATGTAGAGTTTGGAACTGGTCGGCTCGTAGATTTAGAGGACTTAACGGACTTAGGTCTACCAGCCTCTTATGCTATGCAGTTTAAAGGTAAAGGCGTCAAAGAAGTCAATCTACCAGCTAGACCTTTCTTTTTTAGCTCTATGAGGGTTGAGTTAAAGAAATTACTAGACCGACTAGATAACACAATTAAAAAAGCTACTAGATGAACGAGGCATTGCACCATATTAGAAAGGCTATTATAGACCGTTTAACGGACGCAATTACTATAAATGGTAGTTATGTACCAGTTTACAATAGAGTGCCGTCTAGCGCCTCTGAGCCTTATATAAAGGTAAGCTCTATAAGTAATACCGAAATAGACCAAAATGTAACAAGTTTTAATAGTGAATGTATCACTAGAATAGAAGTAGTAACTTCTTTCACTTCAGACGACGGCGGAGAGTTGCAAAGTAACCAGATAGTTAACGAGGTATTAAACTTAATTAGAACTCGCAGCTCTGGTTATTACGATTTAAGCAGCGACGGTTTTAAAGTTTACACTTGTACAAATGAGAATACAACTTACTTTGAAGATGACTTACAAGATAAGACCTACTTCAGAGCTATAATTGAAATATCAAACAGAGTAGAAAAAGTATAAAAATGGCATTAAAATATTTTACCCTTAATGAATTTGACTGTCCCTCTGAAAAAGGCTCTGGGTCTAAAATGGATTCAGACTTTTTGGAAAAACTGGATTTGGCTCGTGATTTGGCTGGTATTAGTTTTAAAATTAATTCTGGGTATAGAACTAAGGAGCATAACGACAGCCTCCCAAACTCAAAACCAGACTCAGCCCATATTGAGGGCAAAGCAGCCGACATACATTGCACAAACTCTAGAGAGCGGTTTATTATTACAAAGGCATTGCTCGACGCCCAAATACATAGAATTGGAATTAGCAAAACCTTTATACATTGCGACACCTCAGAAACTAAAGACCCAGACGTTATCTGGTTATATAGTTAGTGGTACAGCTGGCAATACTTTAAAATATGATTAATTTTGTATTAGGTTATTTGATAATTAGGATTTTAGAGTATATTATAAAAAAGAACGTACTTAAATATTTAAACAATGCTTAAATTTTTACTAGGTTTATTAGGCAGAGGTAATAAAGGTAACTCAAACCTAGGCGGACTTGCTTTAGATATTAGAGAGGCGATTAAAGGCAAAGAGTTAGACCCTCAGCGCCTTATAGAACTTCAAGCCGAAATTAATAAGGTAGAGGCGCAAAATAGAAGTATGTTTGTTGCTGGTTGGCGTCCCTTTATAGGTTGGATTTGCGGACTAGCTTTTGGGTTTCATTATATTGTAATGCCTTTACTTTTAGCTTATACTGATATAAAACCAGTTGAGTTTGACACTAACAGTCTTTTTACTGTGCTAATGGGTATGCTAGGGCTAGGCGGACTTAGAACATACGAGAAACTAAAAGATAAAACAAAGTAATGGGTAAGGCATTAAATCGTAAAGGTAAATATAGCCATTGCACTAGAGCGCAAAAACAAGGCAGAAATAAACCAGCTAAAAAGAAATAGTTATGGCGACAAAAGATTTATATTCTACTAATAACTTTCAAAGAATGTCCTTTGGAGATTTTGGAATGCGTACACTTATTAAGGGCGCTGAAAACCTTACAACTGTTAGCGGCGAGTATTTCTGTATGATTGAATGTATAACCTCAGCAACTTTTAGCGGTACTAATGATACTCCAGCTGGAGATACTACGCTAACGGATTATGACTTGCTAGATGGGCAAATTATCTACGGTAATTTCACCGATATAACCCTAACTAAAGGGCATATTATTTGCTATTTGCGCCACGTTCCACAATGATAGGCGCTAGTAATACATTAAGACCAAAAGCTGGTCGTTTTAGAAAAAAAGCACTTAAAAAAAATGATAAGTTTTGGCAAACTAGAAATAAAAACTGGAACGCCGATGACAATAATTGGAACGAAATTTAATTTGTAAATTTGTATAAAATTTAGATATGGGTACTAGCTTAAGCGGAACTAAAATAAAAGATACCTACGACGGTCTAATAAAGACGTCTAATAATTCAGCTGTAGGCTCTTCTAATGTAGAACTTACAGATGGTTTAGGTAATGATATAAATATTTCCATAAACAATACTGGTGATTTAACAGCCGACGGTGATATTACTGGGGCTAGTATAATTAAGTCTGGCGGTACTGCTACTCAAGTTTTACTAGCTAATGGTACAGTACTGACTTTAACCCTTGAAGCATCTGGAATAGGTTCTAATGATTCAGACTCAAACGTACCTACAAATGCAGCCGTTAAAGATTATGTAGATACTGAAATTTCAGACCTTATAGATAACTCGCCTAGTGCATTAGATACCTTAAACGAACTAGCAGCCGCACTAGGAGACGACGCTAATTTTAGTACAACTGTTACAACTGCTTTAGGCAATAGGCTTAGAATAGACGTTAATAACCAAGGGCTTACCTCTACAGAAAAAGCTAACGCATTTGCTAATTTAGCAATAACAGCTGGTACTGGAATTGATATTACTGGCACTACTTTCAGCGCTGATATTGACACTAGTTCATTACAAGCTAATGCAGTTACACCACCAAAGCTAGACCAATTTGACGACAACCTTACAGCGGCTACTGGGGGTGATATATTAGTTTCTAATGGTACTGATTTTGATAATGTAACTGTAACTGGAGACGTTACTATTAGTAGTGCTGGAGTTACTACTATTGTAGCAAGTGCTGTAGAGACTTCAATGATTAATGACGACGCAGTTACTGCGGATAAATTAGCTAATACAGCCGTTACTGCTGGTAGTTATACTACTGCTGATATAACAGTAGATTCTCAAGGTCGAATCACAGCCGCTTCTAATGGTACAGCAGTTGGAGGCTCTACAACAATAAACGTAGAGAGTTTTGATGGAGACGGTTCTACAGTAGCTTTTAATTTAAGCAATACTATTGCCAATGAAAATAATTTACAAATATTTATAGATGGAGTTTATCAGTCTAAAAGCAATTATTCTACAAGTGGCACGGCTTTAACATTTTCTACAGCGCCAGCTACAGGAACAGGCAATATTGAGGTTACACACGCTGTAGCTATAGGCGGAACTCCCTCTATAGAAATAGACACTTTTAATGGGGATGGTTCAGATACTACATTTACATTAACAACTGAGCCAGCTAATAAAAATAATCTTCAAATCTATATAGATGGCGTTTATCAATCTAAATCTAATTATTCAACAAGTGGAACTACTCTAACTTTTACAACTGCGCCAGCTTCTGGCACAAACAATATAGAAGTAACTCATATAAAACTTTCGTAAATTTGTAAAAAATTAAGATATGGCAATAACTAAGGTAAGCTCAGACGTAATAAAAGACGGAGCTATAGATACTACTCAACTTGCAGCGGACGCAGTTACAGGTGCTAAAATAGCAGATGATGCTGTAGACCACGACCAATTAGCTAATAGATATACTGCTAGTAGTGCAGTAACTTCAGCAACTGCAATAACTATAGACACTTCATCAGCAGATGTATTTACTTGGACAGCAGGTCATTCTACTACAGTAGCATTTACAAATGTTAAAATAGGTTCAACTTGTTCTTTAATAATTACAGGAGGTGGTTCATCTTACACACTTTCTTTGGGAAATATTAATGGTGCATCAGGTACGTTTAATAAATTAGCAGGTACTTACGATGATACAAGTTCAACTAAAAATCTAATTGAGTTTAAATTTATATCTACGTCAGAGGCGTGGTATCAAATCTCACAAATAGCATCTTAATTATGGCATACGCAATTAATAGAAACGGAACAATACAGGTATATCAATCAGTACCTAAAGCATTTAAAGGCTCACAGAAAGAGTATTTAGGTGGGTTTGACCAACTAACTGAAGGTGAAAGAAAAGCAGAAGGTTTGTTTGATGTTGTTATGCCGAGTGGTTATAATAGTGCAATTCACGATTTAGGAGAAATCTTTTGGGATAGTGCTAATACACAATTTACATATCCAAAGACTAATAAGACTTGGTCACAAACATTAGCAGAACTTAAAACGCAAAAGATTGCAAACCTAAAAGCTAATGCAAATAGTAAACTATCGGAAACTGATTGGATTATTGTAAGGGATACGGAATTAGGTAATACAACTGCGCAGTCTGTTTTAGATGATAGAGCAGCAATCAGAACAAGTTGTGCAACTAAAGAAAGTGAGATAAACGCAAAGACCACAAAAGCACAGGTAGTACAGTACGATATAAGTTTATAATATGGCTTTAAACAAAAAGTTTTTCCCTAAAGTATCAGCAGCAGCAGATACCTTTACTCCATCTGAACACTTCAACACCGTACTCTATACAGGTAACGGAGGTACTCAACGTGTTGGAGGGTATATAAATAGAGGTGCTATATTTAATGGGAGTAGTAGTAAGATTGATATTGATTCTTTAAAAAATACTTTAGATTCGCAGAATATAATTACTGCAAGTTTTTGGTTTAGGTCATCAAGTACTTCATTGTCAGGATTGTTCTCTTATAGAGGAAGTCAAAGTGCTGATGTTAATTTTCTTGTTTCTTTTTCTCAAATTGCAACGGGTGATATTGCTTTACTTTCATCAACTTCAAGTGGTTTTGTTGTTTTAGGCAATTACAATGGGGGTTATAATGATGGCGAATGGCATCACGTTGCGGCAAATATTAATTATACAACAGGTGCTTATAGTGTATATATAGATAAAATATTAAGAATAACAGGAACTAATGCAAGTATATCAAAGGGAACTGCTGATAAGGTTTTGTTAGCTTCAAATTATAATTCTCAATATCTTAATGGAGTAATAGACCAAGTAAGAATATTTGACAAAACACTATCCTCTTCAGAAGTAACTACTCTATATGGAGAAACCCACGCTTCTACTACAATATCTACTACGGATATATTTAATGACAATAGCGGAGTTGCTTTATACCAGTTAGATGGGAACGCTAATGACACAGGAGGGGTAAGTGGTAAGTTTGGAAGTGCTGCTCATTTTAATGGGAGTAGTAGTAGTATAGTTACAACTTTAGGTAATTCACAACTTCCTGTAAGTGGTTCTTGGTCTTGTTCTTGTTGGATAAATTCTTCAAGCTTTTCAAATTCCACTAATATTCTTGGGATAGAGGATGGTTCATCACCCTATTATGGATGGTCTTTGTATCAAAACACAAATGGTGTGTTATATCCAATGGTAAATGGAAACTTACAAGGAAGTGGAACGACATTAACGGCAAACCAATGGTATAATGTTATATTGACTTATAACGGAACAGTATTAAAATTTTATGTAAATGATTCTCAAATAGGAAGTGATATAACAATATCTATATCCGCTCCTTCATCTAATTTTGATATTGGCAATTTAGGGATATATAGTGTTTACAATGGCAAAATAGACCAAGTAAGAATATACGATACAGCATTAAGCAGTTCAGATGTAACTAAGCTATACAACGAGTCAAGCGTACCAACCACTAATCTTGTTGCACACTACAAATTAGACGGTGATGCGAGAGACGAACAGCAGTTATACGATGGGGTTGCTTCTAACGTAACCTACGCTTATGATGGTACTGCCACTAACGTAACTTACCAAGAGGCTACAAATTTTAGTCCTGATTTGGTTTGGATAAAGCAAAGAAACGCAACACAATCACATCAGTTGGCAGATAGTGTTAGGGGTGCAAATAAACATATATTTCCTGATTTAACTACTCAAGAAGTAACATATACAGGAAGGATTAGTTCGTTTGATACAAATGGTTTTACTCTTGGTTCAGAATCCCAAGTCAATGGAAATGGTTCAACCTACGCTGCTTGGTGCTTTAATGCAGGTACAGCAGCAGCAGCATTTAACACAGATGGTAGTATTACTTCTACTGTAAAGGCTAATACAGATGCAGGGTTTAGTATTGTTAGTTATACAGGGACAGGAGCAACTGCTACTATCGGACACGGACTTTCTTCTGCTCCTGAATTGATTATTGCAAAAAACAGAGATGAAGCGCAATCTTGGATTGTTAATGCAGATGCTATTGGCAAATCAAAAATTTTAACATTAAATACAAGTGGTGGTCAATTAGACAGACCAAATCAGTATTACTATGATTGGAATTCTACTACTATAACCGCAGCATCAGATATACATACAAATGGATTAAATGATAAAATTATAGCCTACTGCTTCCATTCAGTAGACGGGTATCAGAAGATAGGGAGCTATACGGGGACAGGAGCGTCAGGGAATATGATTGAAACAGGATTCGAACCTGCATTTTTGCTAATTAAACAAACAAACATATCCGGTAGTAATTGGAATATAATAGACAACAAAAGGGATACTGAAAACCCAAGAGATGCTGTTCTTTGGGCGGATACTTCTGACACGGAATCTACTGCTTCCCAAAGTGGGGTATATGATGTTAATTTTTTAAGTAATGGCTTTTCTTTGGAAAACACTTATCAACCATTTAACGCAAGTGGTGGGACATATATATATTTAGCAATAGCAGCAGACCCTGACGAAACTACTCCAACAGTAGAGAATAGCTTTGACGTTGTTACTTATACAGGTAATGGTAGTTCACAAGATATTGATACAGATTTCAAAGCTGACCTAATTTGGATAAAGTCAAGAAGTGAAACAGGACATCATAGCTTGTTTGATTCAGTAAGAGGTATTTATCAATATTTAACTCCAAGTACAACAGGAGCAGAAATTGACCGCACATCTAATAGTGCAGGTGTTACTGCTTTTAATTCAA